CTTGTCCACGAACGTAGTAACGAGCGGAGTTAGCGCGTCCAGTACGAAAGAACCTACGGTCTCTTTACCTTCATCGAATGCGATGTTTAGTCGATCTAATTTTCCTTGGAATGTATCGGCCTTAGTAGAAGCTTGATTCTCGAAAGTATCTGCGAGCTTCTTCGTAATTTCGTCCATTGAAAGAGTTTTTAGCTGAGCAGATGAAAGTCCTACGCCTAACTTACCGAGTGCGGCTGTGTTGCCTTCTGTGGCCTTGCCAAGGGCGTTAGAGACTGCTTCTAGACTCTTACCGCTACCCGCACTTATGTCAAGAGCTAGAGCTTGCAGACGTTGAGCTTTTTCGACGTCGCCAGTAGCGCGAGCTAATCTTTCCAGCGATGGACGAAGCTCATCGTCTGTTACACCGAACGCGAGCGACGTCTGAGTTATGTAACCCTCGGTCGCCTTAATCTGGGCATTCGTCGCGCCAGTAACGTTCTTTAGAGTTAAAGCGAGTTTCTCCTGAGCGGCTGCGTCTGCGATCGCTGACTTAACGCCATCGACCAGAAGCTTTCCCGCGTAGGCGGCGGCTGCGACTGTGGCAGCTGCAAAAGCGGCAGCGGCTATCTTGCCGAACTTGCCGATTTTGTCTGAGAAGCCTTGGACTTCTTGCTGTGCGCCTTTAACGCCTTTCTTTAATTCGTCGAAGTCGGCGTCGAAAGTTATCTTTACTTTTGGAATGCCAGCCATTAGTCGAGACCTACTTTCTTAATTATCGCTTGAACTATGTCGATGTATTCTTTCGCGACGATTGGTGTGTAATAGTCAACAGCTGGAGAGATCCAGTAGCCGCGCTTATTGCGCGGAGCCTTAAAACGATCTGTGTAAGCGCGACCCATTGAGTCCGTACCGCGCCCGCCGCCGAACTCTGTTCCCCATAGAAGCGCGCCCGCTGGAGCTGCATTCTGGCGAACTCTATTCCCTTTACCGCTCTTAGAAGCTTCTCCGCCGTACTTGCGACCGACCTTCTTAGGGCCACCGATGTCGACGCGAATAAGACGATCGCGTTTAGCTGTGATCGTCTGAGCTACTAGTTTAGTTTGTGGAGCTGGCGCACCACTCGCGCTCATCATAAGCTGTCCCGCTAGACGCTTGGATAATGGCAGAGCTGCGTCGCGGATCTCGTTCTGTGTTTCTTTATCGAGAAGATTAAGAGTCTGGATCAAGTTTTTAAGCGCGGCTGGCTCGACTTCTATCGAGTAGACGCCCTTCTTACTTGCCATTCCGTTTCTCCAGTATCTCTATCGCCGTTAAGATCTGCTCCGCCGTCTGCCACTCGCTCATCGGAATCTGTGTCGCGATAGAGAGTTCGACGATTAGTCGATTTAAGCTTCCGACGGGATAGCTTTTGGGTTTGCGTTACTCGCTGAGACTTCCGCTACCGTTTCGATCCAGACCTCGTAAGGCTTGATAGGAGTTCCCGCAGCTTCTCGCTTCATGGCTTGATAGCCAAGAAAAAGAAGATCGTTTACTCCGATCGACTCGGCTTGCTGGATAGTCTTTCCAGTTTTGCTCTCCCATTTTGACCACTCTGGAGAGGCCGCTACGAATGTAACAGCCTCTCCCGAGAAGTATTGGACTTCGATGTTTAGTTTCATGTTCGCTCCCGATTTGTTTGTTAGCTAAATGTTTCCGTAGGTGTTCCCACGACTGTAAAGCTCATCGTAACAGTCTGAGCGTCTGGCGATGTTCCGCCCACGCTTGGGAAAATTGGTAGAACGTTAAACGCGAAGACCGCTCCTGTTACAGCTGTTAGCGATACCGCTAAAGTCGTGTTAGGTGCGTTCTCTGCCGCTGTCCATAGAGCTTCGCAGAGTGAATCCGCTGCGCCCCAGTCTGCGAGCATTTCAACGTCGAACGTCCACTGTGAGTCGATCGACTTATAAGCCTTCGAATAAAGTGTGTCGTAAGTTTCGATAGTGACGTCGGCTGAAAGCGTTGCGCTCGTAGCCTGTTCGTCGTAGTTCTTGGTAGCGATCGTCATAGCGAGATCGCGTCCAGTAATGACGGTCGTAGCCATTTTTTCTCCTTAGTTTGTTTGAGTGTAATAAGTCGACAGCTGAATCTCGCAAGCGAGAATCTCTGACGCGCCTATGTTTAACGGAATCGGATTCGATACGTCTCCGACTTCATACCCGGACGGGATAGCCGCCAGAATGCTAATTACGAGCTTCTCGATGTTATCGAGTGCGCTCTGATTATCGTAGATCGCTACGCCTACGGTCATGATTAAATTAACTTTGACCTTTACGTTCCCTTTACCTAAAAAGCTTGGCTCTAGGTATGGTGTATTCGGGACGACTGCCGCGAACGGAACGATAGGCGATTCTGGAACGGAGTCGTAAGTATTAGCCGCTACTCCTTGAATCGCTGTTTTTAGTGGAGTGCGGACGCTAGTTAAGATCGAGCTGGCTGGCATTATCCGACCATCGTGTCGACGTCGATGTAGTTGCCTAACAGGCCCACGACGCGATTTAACAAGCTGCGCCCCATGCGATAGGGACTCGAAGCAAAATCGAGACCTTCGATTTGACCGCCCGCAGCTGTGCGAGATTGAAAGACTTCAATAGATACTGCGTAAATAGCTGATTCGATTGAAGAGTTACCTACGTAAAGAGTAGCAGCTGAATAACCGCTAAGAGTTGCTATACCGTTCGGAATGATCTGGCGACGAGTTACGTCTGCGCTCGTAAGAGCTGCGGAAAACGAACTGTCTGTAACTTTTGTAACAGTGTGTGTCGCTGTGAATGGAGCTGGAAGTCCAGTAACGACGATCGACTGTCCTACTACGAAAGTGTGAACGCGACGGGTGTAAAACGTAGCCACGTTCGTGTTTAATTCGTATTCGACTATAGCTGTCGAGTTCTGAATAAGAAGCGGAAGAATAGCCTGTTCCGCTGTGTCGATAATGTCGTTTAGATAAGTGTCGTCGTAGAGAGAAGAGCTAACGCCTAAGACGGATCTTAGCTGCGAAGCTGTAATGATGTTAGGCATTAGCCCTTCCCTTCTACTGCTCGACTAGCTCGGGAGCGAACTAGTCGATGATTGACGTATGGCGATTAAGCCTTGTTATTCTTGAATGCGCCAGCTGCGATCTTTGTAGCTAGTGCGCCGTAACCGTAGTAGCCGACTGTAATCTGGCCAGTGTTAATTACGTCCGCGCGTAGGCGGAATGTAGGTCCCTCGTACCATGTGTAAGCGTCTGGGTTAACGACTAGAAGTGTTCCATCGCCATCGCCCGCGTTAGTTGGGTCTACGAATAGATCCAAGCCAGCTACGTTTCCAAGAAGTGAATCTGGACGAGCTACACCGCCAGCATTTTGTGGCTGTTGCGCGTTATAGATCGGACGTCCTGAATCGTTTAGAGTCATGATGTTAGCCCACTGACCAGTAGACGCAATTAGCGACTTAGCGAATGGACGTGGAAGTCCTGCTGTAGCTGCGTAAACAGAAGCAGCTCCGCGAGATACGACTCCGAGAAGTTCCGCAGCTGTTGGATAAGTAGCTGTAGTAGTTCCGTCTAGCGTTGCGCCAGAGATTAGTAGGCCGTTTACGTAGGCGTTTTCTGCCTTCGCCTTAGCTGCGGCCATGTTACGAATGAGTTCATCGAAGAACGCTGGAGAAGTACGATCTAGCAATTCAACAGAGAATGTTTGTTGTCCTGCGAACTTCTTAACGTCTACAGTGATGAACGCTGAGTTTTGATCTGTATCTGAGAAGTTTCCTTCTTCTGCCGCTACTGCCACTGTTGGAGCGGCTGTAATCTTAGGAATCTCGAATGTCATTCCTGCATCTGGAAGAGTTCCACGTGAGATTGCGTCGATAGATGGACGGATAGATGTAGATAATCCGTTAACTACTTCTGCCATCTGGCGCGTAGGAACTAGTCCTGCGTTGTCTGTAGTGTTATCCGCTGCTAGAACGTACTGGCGAGCTTGATCGTCGCCCATAGCTGCGCGAATTGTGTTTTCCACGTACTTAGCAGCTGTGAACTCTAAGCGTGGCTTTGTGAATGATCCACCTACGATCGGCTTAGCTGCCGCTGTAGTTGACTGAGCAGCTTCGACCGTCTCGACGGTTTCCGCGTTTGTGACGGTGTTGTCCACTTCGTCTCCTTCTGTTGTTGGTGTTACTTCCGCTTCCACTGTGGAATCGGAGATCTCTTCGGCGACTTCTTCGCCTTCTGTTGCAGCTACTTCACTTACGCGAGCTGATCGAACCGCTGGCTCTGTAACGAGTGCTACGCCAGTTAATTCTCCAGCTAAGACGCGCATAGTGCCGTCCTTCTGCATAATGTAATCATCGACTGCTAGTTCGATTGAAAATCCATCGCGAAGTCCGTCCATCGCTTCGGTAAGCGCGTCTGTTCCCGCTGTAGTGTTAGTAATCTTGAAGACTGCGTCGATTGAATCTTCGTTTAGTGTCATGTCCATAGTCTTTCCGATTGGCCGAGTGCGATCATGTTCTAAATTAAGTTTTACCGCAGCTGGAGCGATCGAACCTTTTGCGAAGACGACTTTCCCAGTAGAAGCATTCGCAGCTTCTTCGAATGCGACGATACGTCCGCTAATAGTGCGAGAGTTAGAATCTGCCGCTGTTATGTTCATTGGTGTAGTGATTTTCATAGAAGTAGATCCTCTTCTTCTCGTATTTCTTCGATCGACATAGCACCGATTCGATTTAGTATTTCGTAAACTTGCGCGCGTTCCATTGGATTTCCACGCAAGAAGTCGTCTAGATCGAACTTAACCTCTTGGCCCAGTGGCGTAAAGTCCGATAAAGATAAACGCTGTTCTATTACTGTCATTAAAGGACGAAGAGAGTAGTCCACGAGTGAACGTCTTTCGGATACAGCATTCGAGTAAGTAAAGCTATTAGGCTCGGCACTTGCGAAGTAAGCTGGAAGACCCGCAGCGCGGCAGAGTTCTAGAGCCAAGTATCCGCGAGCTTCGTTAAGCTGTAAGTTTTTAGGATCGTAACCGACTGTTTCGATAGAGACGTCGCCGTTTAAGAATGTAACCGCTTTCGATGTGCGATTCTTAAACGCAGCTACTAAAGCAGCTACGCGATCTTTTGGAAGTGCTACGCCAGAGTTCTTTAGAATAGTTTGTGGATTCGGATCTATTGCGAAGTCATACGCAGTTTTTTCAAGTGCCGAAGCTGCGCGGATAGTGCGACCAGCTCTATTAAGGATTCCTTCATCTAGTCCAGTGAAGACGACTAATTCACTAGGATCTATTACAGTTCCGTCGACAGAATAACCGTCGATTTCTGTTCCGTTACCATTAGTCGTAACAGTTACGCGAAGAGGATCTATTCTTTCCATCGCTTGAATGCGTCCCGTATCGGCGTAGCGATTTTGGACTCTTGCGTACCCGTAACCATAAAAAAGAATGTCTTCGGCTAACCAAGCCCAGAACGCAGAGCCAGCGATTCGCGGGTCTGGCTGATTTATAACTCTTGGCTGTTGAACTCTTTCGCCTGTCGCTACGTTGCGAGTCTCCATGTAAAACGAGCCAAGAGTTGTGCAGATAATGTTGCGCGCGCGAGCCAGAGCTGGAACGCCCATCGCTTCCGTACGAGTAGCGGTTTGATTACCCATGAAGTAATAGCCGCCAAGAGAGTTAAGAGTATTTACAGGGTACAGAGACTCCGCGGCTTCGATACTAATAGAAGCAGCTGGAGACGCGGCGTCAACCTTCGGAGCAAATAAATCGAATAATCCCATGTAGTAATTCTAGAGAATGCGCTACTGCTATCCGACCATGATGTCAAGATCCATCGGCGGGCGTGTCGCGTAATGTGTGACGAGTGCAGTCGCAACCGTCGCGCAGACAGTCGACTGAGAAGCTCTCCGCCCGATAGTCCAGCCACCATCTCCGAACGGAAGACGAGCAGCTGAGAGAATCTGTTTTGTAAGTTCTGTCTGCTTCGGATCGTGTCGTAATCGTTTCGATGTTATAGCTCCTAACAATTCGTCGCAAGCTTGGCCGTACAGTGCGCCGTCGATGTCTGAGATCGGAATCCCAGCGGGAACTAATCGAGCAGCTATAGCCGACGCAGTTCTCTTAGAATAAGCCACTGTCTCGACTGGGTACTGTTTGACATAGGGAGCGATGTCGTTCGCGATCGCCTTATCGTCTAGGTTTATTGGATTGTGCCAAGTATGTAAGAGCTTGACGAAGAATCGCTCGTCGTCGATTTGTTGAGCTGCGACCAGTGCCGCGTCCCTTCGATTAGGGCTAACGTCAATTCCTAGCCAAGTCGTCTTCTCTGGATCAAGCTCCAAGCCTTCTTCTCCACACTGAT